ATTATTGATGTTAACTCACCGAATCCAGAGAACGTGGTTCGTCCACTGCCGATGCCGAATCTATCAGGCACTGTTTTCCAGGCGATTGAGAGCCTTGAAACTGAGAAGGAAGCGCGTAGCGGGATGAGTCGTATGGCGCGAGGCATGGACAGCACTGTTGTTAGTAAGCAGAACAGTTCTGACCTGATCACTCAGTTTATGAACGCCAGTAACCGTAGAATTATGGTGATGGCGCGTAACTTGGCTGAGAATTTTTTAAAGCCACTGATGCACGACATTTACAAGTTGGCTGTCGAGTATGAGGGAGAAAAAGCCGTACAGCTTGATGGGCAGTTTGTGCCTGTTAATCCTCAGTTCTTAGGCGACCGCACAGAGATGTCTGTCGCTGTGGCCCTAACGCCTGACGAGCAGGCACAAGAAGCGCAGATACTGTTGTCACTTGATCAGCAGTTAACGATGAACCCGAACGACCCCAACGTAAGCGGTATGTACAACGCACCACAGCGTCACGCTTTGCTGAGTCGTGCGTATGAGTTGCTGAACATAAAGTCTGGCGCTATGTACCTGTTCGATCCAAACAGCCCTGAGTTCCAGCAACAGCAACAGCAGATGCAACAGCAACAGGAAGAGGCCGCAGCCAAGCAGTCAGAAGTTGAGAAGTTTAACGCGGGTATGACCGCAAGACAGGTTGCCGTTCTAGAAGGTCAATTAGAACTTGATGTGTTGAAAGAGCAGAACAAGATGCTTATCGAGATGGAGAATATGCAGCACAACCAGGAAGAAACAGAGAGCCGGTTGATGCTGGATGTTGAGAAGCAGACCCACGATATGGAAATGTCAGAGGCAGAACTACAGCTTGAAGCTGAACAAAAACGCAACGTGAGTATTGGATGATGATTGATGATACGGGTCAGTTTGATGCTTTTATAAAAAAAGCTAACGACAAAAAATACGCTAAGAAGAAAACGCGCAAGCAGGCGTTTAATGAGTACCAGGCTTATCGTGACGGAAAACTTGATAAGGAAACGGCCATGCCTCGCCCACAAGGACGGATGCGGGGTAAGACCATTAAATTAGTACCAACCACTGACGTGGAGTCTAAAACTGATGAATGAAGAAGATATAGGCGAACTCGCTACGATAGCAGAAGCCTCAAAAGAAATGTTGCACAGCGATGTTTTTAACAGGGCTTTTGAAATGATGAATGCAAATATCATGGATCAAATCCTTGCATCACCGCCAGAGGACAATGCAGAGCGCGAAAGACTGTATTCGATGTTTAAGGCGGGACAAATGTTTGTTCAGCAATTTGCTGGGCTGATTAACAACTATGAATTGAAGACACAACAACACGTTGAGTAAACGAGTATAATTGGAGAAATTTGATGTCAGAAGAGCAAACCGCAACGGACTCCCAGACCATCGATAAAGAAGATATTAATGCGCGACTGATGGCCGTTTTGGAATCCAACCAGGACACCCCTAAAAAGCCTAATGAAGAGCAAGACGTGGTCGATGAGATCACTGACGAAGTAATCGAAGAGTCGCAGGAAGTTGAAGAAGAGTTAGAAGAATCAGAAGAGGTCGAAGACCCAACCGAAGAATCTGAAGATGAATCTGAAAGCGCACCTGAATATATAACCGAAGGTAATATCGAAATCGATGGCGAAAGCGTGTCGATTGAAGAGATTAAACTTGGTTATCTTAGACAATCTGATTACACAAAGAAGACGCAGGCAGTGTCTGAACAGCGTAAGGCCGCAGAAGAACAAACTGCAAATTACGAATCTACACTTAACGCCCTTCTTACTGCATCCGGTGCTGACTTATCACGTTTTGACAACGTGGATTGGGAGCAAGCGGCTGTACAAAATCCTGATCAATATAAACAGGCCAAAGCTGTTTTTGAGCAGACTCAGCAGACGTATAACTTTATAAAGTCACAAGCTGACGAGCATCAAAAGCGCAGTCAAGAACAACAGCAGGCGATGTCGCGTGAGAATGCGAAAGAAAGTTTGACTGTTCTTAAATCTACAATCCCTAATTGGAACAACGATTTGTATTACTCAATAGGTGAGTACGCAACACAATCGTTAGGTGTGACATCAGAAGAATTTAATGAAGTTCACGACCATCGAATGATTACGGCATTGTACAAGGCTATGCAGTTCGATCAGGCAAAGGTGAAGACGCAAAAGAAAGTTAAAGCGTCAGCCAAAAAAAACTTTGTCGGGCAAGAAAGGCGAACCCAAAGATTTAGGCAAGAAAGAGAATCATCGCAAATCGCGTGAACGTCTCAAGAAGTCTGGAAGGATGGAAGACGCTGTTCAAGCCCTCTTGAATAACTCTTAATTTTAGGAAATTTAATCATGCCAGTAGTAGCTAACACTTTAAAAACTTACGACCAGGTGGGCTTAAAACAGGATATCGAAGATATCATTTATGACATC